AGATACACCATCTTCTCCCAGTGATTCAACGCATCCCGGACGGATAATTGAAACTAGAGCAGCTAAATGGTGAATGTTTTCTGGTTTTAATTTTTTAACCCATCGTTTTTGTTTTTCTAGCTGAAATATACCCTTTACGTCACCATCTGCGAAAGTTTTCCAAGTCGCTTTATCTTCTAGATTTTCAACATTACACCCTTCTGGCAAATGCGGAATTATATCCATTAACTTATCTAAGATAGACACACCAAGAATATCAAATTTTACGTGCCCCAAAGCCTCCAAATCGCCCATTTCTAAGCCCGCGATGGGTGCCCCGTCTTTATCCCTAACGATGGGGCAAATCTCTTGTAGCGGCCTATAAGAGATAATAACGCCCGCTGGGTGCTTGCCTTGAGATTTATAACAGCCTTCAATTTGTATGGCCCTATAAAAAGATCCCGCCAAAGACCCGGACAAGTTATCGTCTTCATCGATAGTACACCATTGAGACAGCTTGCTTGCTCTATGAATCAATGCCCATTTAATAATAGATGCATCTTCCATGTTTTCTAATTCATCGGCAATTTCTGCTTTATCGGGAATATGTTCCGTGATTTCATTCGCTTCTGCTGGAGTTACAACATCTTCAATGCGTAGGACTTCTTTCATGGCAGACTTACCCATTAAGGAAGAGAATGTAGCCATCTGTGAAACTTTATCTTCACCATATTTAGTCTTAATATACTGAATGATTTCATCCCTATGTTGACTCGGAATATCAAGATCAATATCTGGCAAAGTACCTTTTCTTCCGGAGTTATAAAACCTACTAAATAGTAGATTGTACGGAATGGGGTCAATGCCTGTAATGCCTATAAGATATGATATTAAACAACCTGAAGCTGACCCTCTACCCACGCCCGTTTTCCAGTTTTTAGACTTGCAAAATCTGATGATATCCCAAACAATAAGAAAATATCCAGCCAGATTAGCTTCCTCAATAACTTGAAGTTCTTCCTTCACACGATCAATATAAACTTGATCTTTTTGTTTTTTAAAAGGAAGTTTTTTCCATCCTTCACGGCATAACTGTTTTACATATTCGATTTCAGACATACCGTTTGGACAATCAAATTTTGGCAATTGTGGAGTTGAAAGAATGTCGTACTCTTCACACATGTCCGCTATCAAAACTGCATTCTCCAGTTCTTCCTGAGTGTGCAATGCTTGCATTTCAGCATATGTAGGAATATGATAGTTATCAGACACGAAGAATGTACCAAGAGGAACGTCTTTTCCGTTCTGGATATCTCGCATGACTCCCGGCAGGGTACGCCCCAAGTTAGAACATAGCAAAATTCTTTGGTAAATAGCATCGCTCTTACGAACGTAATGACTATCTGCGGTCGCCACTGTTTTAATGTTTAATTTTTGAGACATATACCTTAGACATTCAGCCGTTACGGAAGTCATGGGTAAATGTTCTTTATCGATTAGTTGAATCTCAAGAAAAAAATTCTCTTTGCCGAATACATCAATATGCTTTTGTATATGTTGCTCCAGAACTGTTTCCCAGTCTTCGCGTAAAAATGTCCGGGCTTGTTCTTCACTCTTGCTTCTGTAAACAGATGTGGAAGTAAAAAGTATATCACAAATTGTACTTCCGGCATGGCCGCTGATAGCTACATGGTTTCCGCTAGATAGAAACTCTTTGCATTCTTCTAAAGATATGCGGGCCTTGTAATAAAAAGAATTAGGATCGTTTGTTTTTGATACGGCCCGAAGCATTTCATACCACCCGGCCAAATTTTTACACAGAACTACTAAGTGATTAGTAGAGCGATTTGCCGCAGTTCTAACAGTGGACAAATCATCTGATATATCAAATTCGCAGCCTAAAATCGGTTTAATACCGGCATCTTTACAAGCCTTAAAGAATTTTACGTGGGCGGCTACGTTTCTGTGGTCAGTAATAGCTGCGGCCCGATAACCATAACTCGCACATGTCTTCGCAATATCCTTAGGAACGGAGAAACCGTCTAGCAGGCTAAGATTTGAGTGTTGATGTAGAGGAACCCAAGGAACAAATTCTGTCATTTTTTTATTCTATAAATAAAGGGCTGTCGGCAAAAGCCTTGGAATAATCTGTTTTTAAAGTAATAGCACGCTGGTAATGCATTAGCTTAATAAAAATATTAGCGGTGCATTTTACATCGTGCAATCCATCGTGTGCGTTAGCTTTCATATGAGAGGGCATTCCCATAAAATCCATCATATCAACAAGCTTGCGGGAAGTTATATTGACCGAATTTTCAGTCATCATCATAAAATAATCAAGCAAATCGACTTTGTATAATTGATTAAATATCGATTGTTTATCTTTAGATGCAGGCCCGTATTGCAGGCACAACCTATTAATAATGGGCATGTCATAATTTATTATATTATATCCCACGGGAATAGGTGCGGTGTATACGCTATTTTTTATATTAAATCGTTTGATAAACTGCTTGAATTTTTCCCATACGATTTTTTCCGGCGGGGCCTCCATAAGTTTTTCTTTAGTCTTACGTGTAACATCTAAAGCTTCTTGCTGAACAGGGTTTAGGTCCGCCGCAATAGCTTTATCGTTATCAAATATGGGCTGAACCTCGGAATCAAATATTCCTCCGGGTTCTGCCCTTAAACTTCTAGGATTAATTATAATTGCCGATAATTGAGTTATCTGGCACTTGGACGGATTTTCGCCGCCGCCCGTTTCAAAATCGAAAACACAAAAATGATTCTTATTCATATTAAAACACCAAATTCTTTGTAATTATTCTAGAGTAAAATTTATAGTCGGAAGATTTGTATAGTTTATTTTTAAACTTTCGCTTGTCTCTAGATAGCACTTTTTTCAAAAGCATTTTACTATAACCCTTACGTCTGAACGGCATACTTGTATATGCAGCAATATTATACATATCAAATATTGCATTACTCTTAGTTGTTATAGCACAAGAACAAGCAAGCCCGTCAACGTATAATATACCAATGGTATCTATAGAGTCAAGTTTGTCAAATAGTTGAGATATGCCGCCATATTTATACATAAGACCGGCTGACTTAATAATACTTAAAAAATAACTAAACTTTTCCCTCTTCTGAGTTGTCCGCATTGTTATCGTCATTCAAATCCTCAATTTTCAAATTGTAACAATCACTTTTAACAGTAAACCAATTAGAACCGTCTTTTTGGCCCTTGTATAGCTTTCGGGCCTTATTGAAATATAGATTTTTATCTATACTGCCAAGATACCACGCTCTAGTATATTTATTATCAACAAACTCAACTCTAATAAAAATATACTTATCACACTTTTGGACTGTATTATAAGCTGCAACACTACATTCATAGTGAGCCATAGGCTCGGAAGTACACCGCTTCGTTTTGACATCATAAGTCGTTCCATCAGGCCCGACAAGATCGTAATCCTTCGTATTGACTATTGTACCACCGATCACAAGGTTTGCAACCTGTTCTCCGATAAATCCCGCAATATTTCCATCGCCTTCGGTTATGGAATTCTTAAGCTTGCCCATATCAATAGATTTAGCCCAAGCTTTTCTAACCATTTCGTCTGTAATTTTAAATTCAATCATATTATTTTACTGATCCCGGAGATTGATAAAAACTTGTTTCAAACCCCTTTTTCTTTAAATTTTGTGTTGTTTCTTCTATTCCGTACAATTTTATGTTATCTTCTACATATTGACAAATGTTAGTTTTAGTTTCCGGCCAATTTGTTTTGTAATAATGGCAAAGTTTTTGACATCTAAAATCGCTTCTCCATCTATTGATCGGTTTAGGATTTTTGTTATTTTTTATTTCTATATAAAGTCTTTTTAGTTCATTCATGAAGTATTCTTCGTCCTTACTATCGTACAAGACGGTGAAAGGTCCGCCATCACGCAGAAAGAATATTGTCATAATTACATTCTTGTATTGCGGAAATATTTGTCTTATTGCGTAATAATACAGCAATAGTTGTATATCTTTTTGCAGTTTAGGCAGGTCTTTAATCTCGCCAGTGGCCCAATCTTTTCTTGCCCCTGTCTTATAATCTACATACTCTATAGTGTCAGAATCTCCGAGTGTCAATAAATCCATTGTGCCTTTCAGCCTTAAGCCGTTAGCCCAAGGCTGTTTTACTTCTAAATCGAATGGGCATTCTGCTTGCAATATATTCATTTTTCTAGGATCAAATTGACCACTGTTTATATTTAAGCAAGCGTCCACCATTTTTTCGCAAAAAGGATAATGCTCATTACGAATATAGTTTAAATGCGGAGTGTTTTTAGTATAATATTCATAGGATAAATTTAATATAGTTTTAACAAATTCTTCCGACATTAATGTTTTATAGCTATATTTAATTTCCCCAAAATCCGTATCGTTGAATATAAATTTTTTATTTTTAGGATTATCCTGTATTTGTTTTTTGCAGTTAGCTAATATTTCAAGTGCTTTATGGGTAATCGTCCCCAAATTTGCTTTTAGCTGACTAGGTTCTTGAATTCCTAAGTTGTATGTAATATATGTTTTTAACTGACAGTAGGCGTAAGAACCAAGCAGTGAAGATCTGGCGTAACTAATTTCCATAAAGTGCTCCGTTAATATTTATAAGTTAATAATTTCAATTATTTCTTGGCGATCTATTCCGTTATTCCAAGGCTGTTTAAACAAAATTCCGTTTCCGCCATATCTATTGAAAATATTGATATTTTCAGTGTAATCATCTATTAGTATTCTACCTTTACCTGCAAGTAATTCTTTTCTTCCTCCAACCATTATATCTCTTCTTTTAATACCTAGTTTGTCTTGACAAAAAGCAATTTTTTCCTGAGTGCATAAAGGGTGGGAACTTGGCGATGTGGAAATAACAACGTCTCCATGTTTTTTAAGTAAGCTATAAAACTCTTTAGCCCAAGGATATAACTCTAAATTATACCAAAATCCCGGAACAGAACATTTTTCCCAAAACTCTTCATCTGAAATACCCCACTCTCTGTAAAAATTCCATGATTTAATATCGTCATGTTTTTCATGTCTGCCTAAAACTTTTAAGTATCCAGATATAAAATCGACTAATACACCGTCAAGATCTAATAGAATTATTTTCATTATTCAAGCCATCCCCAGTCTGATATTTGTTTTTGAAGTGCGATGCACGTATCTGTTAAAGACATATTCATGTTATCAAGAACAAGATCGGCATATTGTAAATTAGTTCCATCTTCCGAAGCATGTTTATCATCAGCATTAATATATCTCGTAAGATATACGAATTTTACATCATAGCTTTCTCTCGGTAGAGATTTTAATCCTTCAATCTCGTTATCAAAACGGCAGTCGGTTATAATTGATAGATCAGATCGCTCTGACTGAATTTGTCTCTTTAACAAGTTTACCCAAACCGGCAGGTATATCTTACGCATGACTTCCGTACCCATAAACTGTAGGAATTCACGCACAGTCATAAGGCCGGGGTCATGCTTATACATCCAATAACAAGCATCTTCGAAACTTCCATCAGAATGTTTTCCAACATAGTCTTGTCCGTATATAGACATTTCAGGAGTCATAACTCCCGGCATGTTTTCCCACCTAAGATGCTCCATGACCGTGTTTTTATCTTCGTCAGTACCATGCAGTAATTCCCTAGGAATCTCAAAAAGTTCATGACATATATCCTTTAGAGGATTTGCAAACGCATATGTCTTAACGAACGGCCAGATACTTTGAGACGCATAAACTCCGAAGTCAAAATCATTTCTGTTTAGATCTAAAAGCCCCTCGGCATCTTTACCATTCGCATCATATAAAGCAAATAATCTACCTTTATCGTCAAGCGAAAAATCTTTGATAATCTCATTCGCCCGTAGCTGATAGCCCGTCAAGAAATTCGCCAATGTGTTTTTGCCGCTACCTTTTTTGCCGCAAAAAGCTAAAACCTTACTTTTCATAGTTTCTCCAAATCAATATAATTACCTAGTATATTTTTTACTTCCACACCTAATTCGCCGGGGTCTTTCGCTCCGTATTCAGGCACGTAATAATTAAATCTTCTTCCGCACTTTTTAACAATAGAATCTGCACAATTTCTTCCGGCTGAATCCATGTCTGTAAATATTAATAAATTTAATGCACCGCTTTGCTCCAGCAATAATAGTTGTTCATCAGTAAAAGCTGTTCCCATTATAGCCACAGAGTTACGAAAACCATGACTGAAAACCCCCCAAAGATCCGGATTTCCCTCGACAATCACTGCCCATCCCGACTTTTGTATATGTTCCAACGAGAGGTTTAATCCGTATAAAAAGTTGCCCTTATTAAATGAATAAATCCATTTATCTTTATGTCCAACAATGGTACGTCCGCAACAACCAGCATAAGATCCATCTATATCGTATACCGGCACTACTGCTCTTTCGTGCATCATGCGTCCGGGCTGATGCGAATCTCCAACATCGAACATGTCTAATATTTCAGCAGAAAAATTTCTTCCCAAAAAATATGGAGACGGACACACAAGATTTTTTCTTATGTAATCACGGTCTATATTTTTAGTTACCTTATTTGTACCCACAGATAATGCCCGAGTCAAAATCTTTTGCTGATTAGCAGGAGTTTTTTCTATAGAAACAAAAAAATCAAGATTCTTATTACGTAGAAAATTGTTTACGGCCTTAAAATCAACTTCTTCTCCGCCACGGGCCGATAAAACCCCACGTATAAAACCGTAAAGTCCTTTGCCGTATGTATTCTGACATTGGTGTGTCCAGCACTGCCAATTTGGAATATCGTGCCTGCCTTCAAAAATTGTACATGCAGTAGCATTATCGCCATTATGAACGGGACATGCAAAAGAGTATGTACCGGCCTTATATTTAAAATCTATCTTAAAAGATTCTAATATATCAGGAATTTGCTGGGCCGTCAGATATTTCTTTTGTGTCGTCGTCATTTTGTCCTACACTTGATATATCTGGAACTTGAACATCTACTTTTACGCCACGGGCCAATTGATCTCTAGTTGGGCCAACTGTTAATCTGCTATATTCGCCCTCCATGCGGAGATTGATATAGTTACCAAAGTCCATAGCGGGTCCGTAGCGGGCTACCTGAGGCTCTAGCTTGCGGTTATACGGCACCGGAACTCCCGCAGCGATATCATCGGCCTGTTCTTGCTGAGACTTCTCCTTGAACTTGGTGTAGCTCGTACAGAGCCACAAGATACGATCCGATTGGGCGATATCATCTTCCCGACTTAACTGTACGAACGCTAAGCACGGCACTTTATATTTTACCATAAAGTTGTGCAGGTTTGTCATCTGGAATCCAAGAATTTGATATTCCTTCATAGCCTCAGTGATATTATCGCCGCTCGTAAGTTTTAAATAGTCATAAACAATGAGGCACGGTTTTGCGGTTCCATCATTATTAAATCCAACCTTGCGATAGATCCACTGTCTCATAATCGATAGTATAGAATCAAACGAACGCCCGGAAACATTAATATGCTCAATCTTAGAATCTTTCAAGGATTCTGCCGCCTTCAACATTTTTTCTGCATAGCTTTTATTTCCTGCGGCAATATCATTAACATTAACGCCAGAAGCATTAGCGAGCAATCTATTTTGTTGACTTGCAGAATCCATTTCGGTGTCTATTATCAGGGTAGGTATAGATAATACATCCTGATTTTTCGACACTTGTAGGCCGAGTGTACTTTTGCCAGTTTTAGGTCGGGCCGCAACAACATCGACGCACCCATTGCGTAAACCGCCACCTAGAGCCTTATCAAATTCTTCAATACCAGTTTTTATACCATTGAAGCCCGCAGGATTATTTAGTAATTCCACTACATAATCATACATGTTAACGCCGATTTCTACGGGCTTACTATTATCGCTATTATATATTGTTTGAGCTAGATTATTTCCGGGTTGTTCAATACTTGTGAGAATATCCGCAATATCTTCCTCGCCCGTAAATTGAGAGAGGCCATCCATTGCTTTCTGAAACTCTTTGCGGGCATCCCTAAGAAGCTTTAGCTTCGTAAGTTTTGCGGCGTAATTTGTTACATTGTTTTTGTTTACGGGGAAATTAAATAACGATCTAATATATTCTAATTCGTCTTTATTTTCAAATAAGCTCGCAAGCCCCAAAGAAGAAGCTTTGCTCAAAATAGTAGAAAGATCTAGAGTGCTACCGTCATAGATACATTTTTTAGCAATATCGAATACTATCTGGTTTGTCGGCTCAGTGAATGTTTCATTAGTGATATAATCTACATCAATAAATACTTCCAGTCCCATCTGACATATGGCCGACAATAGTGCCCTTTCATATGCCAGATCTTTTAAATCAACATTAATTTTTTTCTTCATTATTTCTTTTTGGTGCCATAAGAGTTATAGTTTTGACCGCCATAAATGTTTGGACGAGAATACCCGACCGGCCTGCCAGAACTATAATATCTTTGACCACCAAAAATATTTGGTCTACTCTGAAAAGAATTCCTAGATTCGGAAGAATTTCCGGAATTAGGTCGCCCGGACGAAGTTTTATCCGCCCCGACAGCTTCTAATGAAAGAAAAAATACACACACAATCATTAATAAGTTCTTCATATTATCCTGCAAAATTAAAATTATCAACGAGTAATGAATGTTTCGACCGCTTAACTCCGTCAGATCCGGTCCAATTCTCAAGCCGCAGCTTTCCGTCAACTAGCATTTGCTTTCCCTTGACTAAATATTGTGCGACCTTTTCGGCCCGCTCACCAAACATGACACAGTCTAAATACAGCACTTCTTCTTTGTCTCCATACTTATCGCTACAAGCGATAGAAAACTCCAAAACTTTCTTTCCGCTAGTGGTAGAAGTTAGCGTTGAGTCTTTAGTAAGCCTTCCGCCCACTATAACTTTGTTATAATTCATAAAACCTCTTTTGTATATTCGTACCATAGCAAAGCCACGTTTGCTAAACCGTAACAAAACCACATCATGGCATGTGGATAATCTTTATCTTTTAAATTACCGGCGGCGATAAACATATAAAGTAGTATCGCCAGAAAAATACCGACCTTACCCATTAAACGGCCCAGCCCTTTGCTTCAAGTTTGGTGATAATTTCTTTTGTGGTTTCCCATTTATCAAGCATTTTTTGAATAGCGGCCTGACTGACCTTATGGACGTTCTTTTCGGCCAATTGAACCGTATCGCTTTTCCACTTAGTTTTTGGTTCTACCACTTCCCAAGGAATTTTAGCCTTAAAAGCGGCCTCAATATATTTATCAACTGTCCAATACTCGACGAATGTATTTGCTACAATAACATTCTTGCCGCGAAATAAATGATAAAAAGCCTGCCCGAGACACCAAGAATGTGCCACGGTTAAAAAGTCGAACGTAAATTTATAATCATTTTCAATCATAAAAAACTGATCGGCTTCTAATACCACACTATTTCCATCGGCTTCCGCTAGCTTGTGTGCAAGCGTGCTTTTACCCGAACCCGGAAGACCTCTAACTATTGTCAACTTGCTCATTTTTTCTTTCTACCTGTTTTTCTAATGGTGCCCATGCTAAAAAATGTACAGCCAGACCGCCAGTTACTACACCGGCGATATAAACTGCCAGCGGGCTTGACCATGCCCACTGATTTACAACGTAACTTATTGTTGCTTCTTCATTAAAAATGAACAGTGCGAACAAATCGTATAAAATAAATAATAATCCACCGAATACTATTACTATGGCGGTTATCTGGTTAGGTTTAAAATTCAAGTTTTTCATATAATTTATCAATAACGCTTACATATTCCTTTTTGTCTTTTTCGGATTTCTCCGGAATCCATTGCTTTCCGCATTTATAACATAGCATATACTTAGACTTGGGCGTTTTCCAATGTCCGTCATAATTGCACTTTGGGCACTTTTCCATTTTCTCACTCCGTAGTATTAGTGTTATGATGATCAACAGCAGTCCACTTCTTTTGTTTCATAATAGACATGACTTCGTCGTAATGATACAATGTATGTTTTTCGTGTCCGTACAGTTCAGTATCCCAACCAACATCTATAGACAGAAGATCGGGGTCGTCTGGTAGACTGCCGTGACTATGCCCGTAAAGCATTATAGATCCTCTGTGGGACATATTCCATATGCGTTGTGCGTAGTGATG